CCGTTATAGGACTCCACGTACTTACAGGCGCTTTCCAGCTTACCTTAGTACGTTCTGATGACTGCAACTCAGTCCATCGCTACGTCCCTACATCATTCCGCTCGCGGTTGTAGGGCTAAACCTTGTCACGTGTGTACTTCGTATACACGTGATGAGAAGGTGATTGTCTCGAACGGGTTAAGACTCGTTAGGATTCGCTTTGGGATACCCCTTAGCGAATTACCTGATCTAGAAGTTTCAGAACTTCCCCGTTACCTTCTCTTTTTACTTAACGCTGGTAAGGTGCGGACCAGCGTGCCGTTTCCTCGTAAGCAGAGTTTCAAAAACTCTGTGGGAAACGACGGTCTCTGTGAGCTTCAGAGACTGTGCCGACGTTCACGTTGGGAGCTAGCTCATTCCTTGAACTCAATCAAGCGAAATCTCCCTTCCGGGTGTAGTCGGCACACACCCTCACCCCGTCCTGCTTGGGAGCAGACGGCGTTCTCCTCTCCCCCTCCCTCCGATCCTAACTACCTTCGTTTCGTACGAAAGGAAGTCCGGAAACTCTTCCCTTATGGCTGGGACGCTAGTTACGTCTCTTCCGTAGAGAGCCATGTTCCAAATCCTACTTCCCGGTTTGAAAAGCTTCGTGCTGATCATATCTGGAGGGACTTGGGTTGGAAAGAGTTCCGTCGTAGGTGCGTCATTGGTAAGCTTGACAGCTATTCCTTTGACGCCCGGTATAAAGAGGTCATGTCAGCCGGGAAGAAGCGTCCCCTTGTGATCTACGATCACAAGGTTGATCTTCTTGCCCCGCTCCACAAGACTCTTAACCGTGCATTGGGCCGTCACAAGTTCGTCTTGTACGGTCCGCCTACGAAGGATCGGATTTCATCTGTTACCAAGTATGAGAACAACACTAGTATTGATCTCGTTTCTGCTACTGACAACCTTTCTCTCGAGGTTACCGAAGCTATACTTGGTTCCATTCTCGCTAGGTGTACAGTGGTTCCGGCCGGCATCAAAATGCTTGCCTTTTCCTCACTGTACCCTAACGTTGATGGCCGTGTTGTAACACACGGGCAGATGATGGGAACCTACCTCTCTTTTCCCTTGCTCACCATCCACTCCTACCTAGCAGCTTCTTGGGCTACTCGTGGTATGGAGTCGAACGTGTTAGTCAATGGAGATGATACACTCATTTCTTCGAGTTCTCCGGTCACGCCGGACATGTACCCTTCGGGTTACAGGTTGAACGTCTCTAAGACGATCTTTAACTCTGGTAATGTAGCTGAGATCAACTCTACGGCTTTCTTGAAGAGCAAGGGTAGGTGGCACGAGGTGCGCCACCTTAGGAGAGGAGGTTTTCTTACCGATTTTCCTGGCATGATGCACGCGGCGGCTGCCGTCCGTGCGTCCGTTGCCTGGACCGACGCCTTCGTTAGGAGTCGTATCGGTAAGATATGGGGGCTCACTCCCACTCAACTCGGCCTTCACAGGCACTCTTATCCGGCCTACTGCCGCGATAGAGATTTCTCACTAAGGAGACATCACACTGATGTCCCCACCATTGACACGGTAGTGAGTTCTGAGTTGTCAGCTGTCGCGAGGCAGCTTGATCCCGACGAGAGACTCGCCACAACTGTTTACTTGATGAACAGTGGTCGGGAAGGGGGAGCGAAGAGGGACGTATTCTCACCATCTGTTGGTGAGGTACGGAGGACCTTCCGGTACCGTCGGACCAGGTGCTGGAGAACGGGCACTTTCCTAGTGCGCGTTGCTCAAACAACTTTGCCTCAGGCAGAGAAGGTCTTGCGGAGTTACGTACCGTCTGATTACGTATCTCTCGCTGAAGAGAAGGCTATTCGAAATTTATCTCTCATTGGGATTTATGGAGCGGACGAATAGCGAGACAACACTGGCTTCCTATTTTCTTCGGAAAGTCGCGGGGCCTCAGGATGTGTGGTAAGGGAACCTTGTCCCCTCGAATGTCAGACGGCGGTGTGACGTCAGAGTACAGCTTGTGATTTAGCCGACAGTGTAATCAACCTATGGTCTCGTCCTTAGGTCTCTGTTCGATTCTAGTTACTAGCTCGAAAAGTCCACCAGTAAGTTACTTCGGTAGCAACTGTCCTGGCGGGTGACACGTAGGTGAACGGACTCATTCACTCTGAAGATCGTCTCGGTTTCGACTGAGGTGTCAACGATCTGATGCTTGCATGGGTACTTAGTAATGACCCCCTTCCATAGCTCCCTGAGGTAGGGTAGGAAGGCACGAGGCAC